AGAATCTGAATATTTTTATCTTGATTCTGAACTTTAAAGGATGTTTCTTGATAAGCAGATGATAAGAATCCATATATTCCTGCAGATGTTATAATTATTAATATAAGTGTTGCTATTGATAGGTATATTTTCAAACCTAGATTAAGCTTTTTCCAATATTGATATAACAAAGAAGCAGTAACAAGTTTAGCAAATTCTAAGCTTCCTGCTAAAACCATTACTTGTAATGATGCACCAGCAAACATTTTACCAAGTCCTGTAACCGAATAAAAAGCAGCTGATCCTGAAACGGATAATGCAGATAAGGCTATTATCCACGGTAATAATTTCTTTTTCATACTTAAGTATATATCCACAAAAAAAGACTGGCATTAATACCAGTCTTTTGCATTATAATTTATGTAATAACTATTATTCTAGTTCTATTCCTTGTTCAGCAGCTGCAAGCTGTTGTTCAAGATCTTTAACTACCATATTGTCTTGTTGAATTAACATCAAGGTTTCTTCTAATGTTTTCCAAAGAGTTACAAAAGATTCAATTTCTTTTTCTCCTTTCCCTTCCATTCTTAGAACGAAATAATGCGAAGCCTCAACCTCTAGATTTGTAAAATAAACTACTCCGTCTTTAATTCCTTCAGATTTTACCTCTTCAATTCTTTTTAGAATTTCTTTAACGCCAAGAGCTTCTTTAGATCTCCATTGAACTTCTTCTCTCATATAGATTTCAAATCTATGTAAAAGTGAATCCGACATTGATACTGCATACTCTTTGTCTTTAAGACTTGCCTTATAATTTTCTAAATCTTTCTTAATTGATTCTACCTTTTCAGTATCAACTTTACTGATGTATTTTTCAAGTTTAGCTTCATTTTGAGCTACTAACTCTTCCTCTAATTGTGGTTTATTTGCCATTTTGTTTTTTATTTTTATATCGGTTATTGTCACAGAAGTTTCTTATATTCCGTGTATTTCTCTGAATTTTTTAGCAAGATCTATAAATTGTTCCAAATAATATTTCAATTCGTAGTCATGAACTATAAAAGTTTGTATATCTGATGTTTGTTCGTTTGCTATTCTTATTCTTCCACATTTAGGTACTTCCTGATATTTTTCAGCACACATAAACATATAAGCGGCTATCTGTAATTTATAGCTTAAGATATCCTCCTCGTCTTTTAAAGATGTTGAAGATTTAAAGTCATCAACTATTAAATATTGTTCTTTGTTTCTATAAACAAAGTCACAAGCTCCTGCCCATCCCCCTTTAAAGGTAGTATATAAGAATGCTTCGTTATCTACTACTTCTTCTATATCTTCCCAAAAATTAGTGTGATAAAAATTCCAAAATAGATCCCTTCCTTTATTTACATACTTAGCATATTTTCCTTCGTCCCTACTAGATTCCTCTATTGCAAAGATCTGTGCTTTTTTTAATGATCTATCTACATCTTTTTCTTTTGCCCATTCTAATAAGAAGAGTTCAAGCATCCTGTGCATAACAGTTCCTCTTTCTGCAGCATCGTGTAATATTTTATCCCATCGAGCTTCTCCAAATTGAATTTTTAAAGCTTCATATTTTTCATTCTTTACTAGCTTTAATATAGTAGTAACAGAAGGCAAAATTAAAGGAGCTTCACCAGCTCCTTCTACTACGTAAGCTCTTCCCCAAGGAAATGCTTGTCTATTTATTTGTATGTCAGAAGATAACATTCCACAGGTATTTAATTCCTCCCAAAATCCATGATATAAATCCAAACTTATATTGAAGCCACGTCAGAAGTAAAATTAATATTATTCTGTAGATGATCCATCTTATAGATAATCTCTGGAAGTATGGTGTATAAACTATAAGATAAGAAATCGAACTATCTATAGGAGATATTTTAGGAATTATAACCTCTTGAAGATTTAATCTAGTTAAATATTCATTAAGGGGTCTAGACTCTTCTAAAACATAAGCAGGTCTTATCTCATCAGGAGAATCTGGGGAATAAATAACCTCAGGTGGTAAATTTACTACGGTGTATATTCTACCTATCCAATCTACCCTGAGCTTAAATTTTTCCCACTCGATTGTTCCTTTATTTTTCTTTATCGTTTTCTTTATAAAGAAATAGTTATTAATGTCAGTTATAACTCTTTTAAAGGGATAATTCATATCAATTATATCTATCTATTAGAAAAAGTTACGATCAATCATTAAAAGTCAAATTAACACCAGGAAACATATCCCTAACTTTTAATCTCGCTCTTCTAATTCTTGTAGCAATGGCTCTTTTCTTCATACCATACTTATCTGCTATTTCCTGATATTTCATTCTAAGGATCTCCCTATCAAATAATATATCTTTGTATATTTCTGGGAGATCATTCATTCTTTCTATAACATTGTCGTATAAATCCTCCATTTCGTCATTTTCTACAGAAATAAAATCGAAATCAGATTCGAATGTTACCGAGGATCTTCTTATTGATGCTGTATTATATTCTTCAGAGTCATCATTATTTTTTACTACCTCTTGTATAATAGGCATGTATCTGTCCTCGTTCTTTTTTATAACTAATGATTCGTTTTTAGCTATATTATAGATCCACGTGGAAAAGTTCCCTCTTGCTGAATCATATTGGGATATCTTTGTCCATATTTTAGCCATTGTATTAGACACTGCATCTTCTGCCGATTCTTGCTCTATTAATATAGATCTACAATGTTTTAATAACCCCGGTTTAATTCTTTTATATAATTCAACAAAATCTTTCTCTGATGATGTTCTCATAAAACTTTCTGCCAATTCCTGAATATTCTTTGCCGCCATAATTTTTTAATTTTTTCTAGTTTTTTAGTTTATAGGTTTACTTTTTTTATTTCTATTCCTGCCTCCTCGAAAAGTTTAAAAGAATCCGTATTTCTATAGACTTCTAAGTAAACTATTCTTTTTATTCCTGCTTGTATGATAATCTTAGCACAATCAAAGCAGGGGGAAAGAGTAACGTAAAGTGTAGCTCCTTCCGCGCTGTTGGTACTTTTAGCTATTTTAGTAATGGCATTTGCTTCAGCATGTAAAACTGTAGGCAATGTATTATTATCACAGTCCTCACACTCGTTTGGAAATCCTGATGGTGTTCCATTATATCCGTCAGATATTATTTGTCTATCTTTTACTATTAGACAACCTACCTGGCTTCTTTTACAGTGAGAGTTCTCTGACCAAACTTTGGCCATTCTTAAATAGAGTACGTCTAGCTTATTCTGCTTGTTCTGTGGTAGGCTCTGATTGTTCATCAGATTGGGCTGTTTTTAAAGGTGTAACTTCTATTTTGAATCTTTCAACCATATGGAAAGTTTCCATAAGTCTAAAAACGCCCAGGAGATTTAGGACTTGATTAATTTCGTCCTCAGTAAATTCAATTTTTTCTTCATTTTCCAAAAGTTCCAAACATTCCTTGTAGCCTGCATAGTTTTTTAAAAACTCAAGAACTGTTTCTCTTAGCTCTTTCGTAATTTCATAGTTTTTACTCATAATTTATTATTTAGGTTTATTTTTTACAAATATATTAATTCTTACTTAAAAAGTAAACCCCTAATTGAAATTTTTCTTATTAGGGATAACAATAAGAGGATTCTGTAATGTAGTATTTAATTGAGATAATAATCTCACCATACTTTTTATATCATCAGACATATCTTTGCTCATCTTATCAGATTCCTCTTTATTTTTAGTTTCTTCCGCTTTTTTACTGTCTTCTTTTTGTTTATCTGCACTCGTAGATGCTGTATTCATATCGGAGCTAGATGTGCTTGTAGCCGTACTAGTACTTGTGTTTGTATTAGCAGTTGAACCAGTTGTTGTTGTATTCGATTGTGTTGTGTTGGTTTCAGTCTTAGCAGGTTCACTAACACTATTTAAATTTTGTACTTGTGTTTCTTTTATAGGAGTACTACTTGAAGAAGTTTCAGGTTTTGTCTGATTTGTTTCTGGTTTTTTGTCTTCTATTTTGGTTTCCTTGGTTTCTTTCTTTGCTTTTTCTGTTGTTCCTTTAGAATCTCCATCTTTTTTATCCTCAGCTTTCTTCGAGAGTCCTAAATCTTGTAATATTTTATCCTGTGCAGCTTCTACCTCAGCATTCCCCTTTCCTTTTTTAGATTTAGATTTATCCTCCTCTCCACCTCCTTCACCCTCTTTTTTATCCCCTCCTATTTTTATCCCTAGAGATTCTAAAATTGCATCTTGTGCTTTCTCTGTATTTGATTTCTCACCCTTTTTAGTCTTCTCATTACCTTTTTTTGTATCCTCAACTTTTGTTGCTCCTGTTGCTCCTGTTCCTCCAGTTGTACTCTTATTTGTTAAATTTTCTACTGACGTCGAAGAAGCGGGACCTGTAGGACCAGTGGATGATTTTTCAACATTGGATGTAGTGGAAGATCCCTCAACAGGTTTTACGTCCCCTGTTGTTCCTGTTGTTCCTGTGGTGGTATTTGTAGAAGCAGGTCCAGTAGGTCCAGTAGCAGATGGAGATTTCTTCTCCTCAATTTTTGTCTCATCCGTTTTTGTCTTCGGTTCTTCCTTTTTAGCCTCCTGTGAAGCCTCTTTTATTACATCTTCAGCTTTTTTTCCCTCTTTACTTTCTATTAATTTTTTTATATTATCGCCATATTCTTTTGACATTTTTGTAATACTTTCATTAGAAAACCCTTCAGCTTCTAGAACTTTGGCTAAAGCTGAAATTATAGCATTATTTTCGGGGCTATACAAGAGAGAAGCATATTTACTAGAAGTAACAGGGGCATCGTCATTAAAATATGTTAACAACTCTTGGAATTTTTCTAACAGCGGATCAAATTTAATTTTTTCGTCCTTTATTTTAGTATCAAAATCATTCTTAACATCTTCATATGCCTCAAAATCTTTTACCGCAGCAAGACCTAAATTATCTACTATCTCCGTTACTTTCCCTGTTTTTAATTGGTTTATGTTACCTATTTTATTTTTAGCAGCATCCTTAGACATTTCGAAGATCTCTTTCCCATCTAATGCTTCACCTTTTTCTATTCTCCTTTTTATTGTTGATTTATCTGATTGAATTCCTGAGTAAGCATTATCGTAATAAACTCCTGATCTCATTATAGCAGGATCTATCTCTTTTAAATTTCTATCATATGAATCGTCGTAAAATTTATTAGCTTTCTTAGTTGCATCTTCGGCAGATACTTTTTTCTTTTTTAGATCATCATCTATTTCTTTTCCTGTTAAACTGACATTTACTCCGTCGGATACTATTCTTGCTTTATCCTGCTCATTGTACTTTGCTCTATCGAAAGAACCCTCCGATGATTTAAAAACTGGAAATTCTGCCGATCCCCCTGTTAATCCTGTTTCTCCTGCCAAAATTATTTTTATTTTATATACCTAAAAAGCCAAAAAGTTTAACTTTTTGGCTTTGAAAATGAAAATGCTTCTACTAAGTCGCCTTGCTCGTTTTTCTTATTTTCTCTTTCTATTTTTTGGTTTAGCTTATCTATAAACAATTGATATTCATAGAAGGGAAGATTCTCTAAGTGATCTATAGATAACTTAAATTCGTCCCAAAGTCTAAACTTAATATCAAAGTAATTGGCTAAAGATATCTGAAATAACGAAAAGAGATCTGTATCCTCCGGGAAATGATATATCTGCTGTGACCTCCCCCTCACAGCTTTCACATTTACTATAGATTCTTGATTTTGTTGCAAAATTTATTTTTTCAGTGATCTGATCTGCAATAGAGAATTGGAGAGGCGACCAATCAACTGAAGATCTTTCGTATTGGTCATATAACCTTTCATCTAGCCCTCTCCAGTCTGGAATTATAAAAGAAGCTACCTTAGCAAAACTCTCATCGAATGTTTTACCTTTTCTTTTTTTGTCTGCTAATATTTTTCTACATATTGTAGTTACACCTATTGTAGGGATATAAAGATTCATTTCTTCAGATCCATCCTTTGGTACAAACTTAAATGAATAGCTATCTCTGCTATATCTTTTTAATATTTCATCATCAACAACAAAGCTATCTAATATGTTGGATCTTAGCTCTATCATATCGGGTATATTGCAATCTTCTTTTTTACAATTTTTAGTTACCGGTAGAAGTATTTTATTTTCACCTCTAATAAAAGTAAAATCCCTAATTGCCATTATAATATAAAATCTATCCTCATACCATAAATCATAAGATTCTAGAATACCTCCATTCCATCTTATCTTCATACATTTAGAAATTATGGTATTTAATTTATCATCTAGATCTAATCTGTCGTCTTCATCTACCGTTGAGTAGTGTCTTATTTCTTTTACACCTGCTGCTCTTATAGCAATCTCAAATCCGTCAGGATATCCAAATCCTTTAGAAGGAAGATTGGAAACTGGAATATTTTTCCATTCTGATTCCATTCCTAAAGGATTCCTATTCATATTTACTTTTCCTAAATTATTACTTTGGGGCGTAATTGATTGGTTCCCAATGGGTTGAGTATTTTTTATTGTGTCTGATTCTTTATCTATCCAATTGGGTATTTCATATGATCCTACGTCCGGATCATTGTCATATTGGAATTTAGATTGCGCTTCTCTTTTATTGAGCTCATTAAGCAATTCGTCATTTATATTATCTACCATAACTTATCTTATATCTTATTCTACTTTTTTTCCAGGTTTTAGTTTCTTATTTGATGACAAAAAGAAATAAAATCCAAAGAAAAGAGCCGAAAGGAAGTAAAAAATCGCTACTGTATGCCAGTAGGAATTTGTCCATTTCATTATCGTTGCAAAAAGGATATCGAATCCGAAGGGATTGAAGAAAGTTGCTAAGACCAAACATACTGATGATATTCTTGTTCTGTTTTTCTGATTCACAATCGTCGTCCATATTATTTTAATATCTACATTTTTTGATTTCTACGAAAACAAAAAATGGAGACTTTGTAGAGCCTCCATTTATATATTTGTTTTATTTTTATTAGTTAAAAATGTCCTCGAAATAGTCAGCTCTAAAAGATAAAGCTATCTTATAAGGTGTTGTACCGTTAGTGTAATCAAGATCTAAAGCTTTTATTTGATCTACTGGGAAGCAATTAATTAGTTTAACTCTTCTAAATACGTCACCTTGCTTATTAAATACTGATATTAAAATATAAGTTCCTCCTGCATAAGTAGATTTTATACCAGTAGCACCAGTTAAAGGATTGTAAATAAGATCCGACCACTGTCTAAGTGTTTTAAACACATAGTTACTGTTATTATCATTAAGGTTAGTCTCAAATTCAATTCTTACTTTAACTCCTGTATCATCAACTGCACCTGCAGCATATCTTCTTTTAGAGAACTTATATCTTTGTTCTGCTATACCTGGGTTTTTATCAACTGCTAAACCAGCAACAGATAAAACGTTTTCAACCAACAAGCTTCTTCCGTTGTTCCCTTGCTCTAGTGCAACTCCAGCGGGTGGTTGAATAATAACCTCAAACTGATTAAGGTATACCGGTTCGTATAATTGTACCGCTGCTTTTGACGATGTAAAATGTGGTAATCCTGCCATTTTTTAATTATTTATATAAATATATCATCGAA